TCAGGTCGGCTCCGCGCAGGTTGGCTCCGCTCAGGTTGGCGTCGCGCAGGTCGGCACCGCTCAGGTCGGCTCCGCTCAGGTAGGCACCGCTCAGGTTGGCTCCGCTCAGGTAGGCACCGCTCAGGTCTTTAGACGCGACCAAATCCCTTAAATTATCGTCCATACTTTCTATTAATTAATTGATAATTAAGACTATCTTAAAAAACCCGGCGCGGCTCCCGCGTGGCCGGGGCTGAACTAAAATCACAAACAATATGAAAAAGTACCTAATCGAAATAGTCCTCAGCTCCATCTACCTGCGTCGGGTCGAAGTCGCAGACAGCTACGGGCCATTGCAAGAAGACGCGCTCGTCCCTGTACGCTTCCAGCGCCGCGGGCATTTGTCGGCATTCCCAGGAATCGAGGCGGACAACGCCGCGCCATGCCGGGGCACCGAAGTACGAAGCCCCCGGCCCATCGTCCTCTGTGTCGCAAAAGACCTCCACCGTGCCCTGGAGCAGCACCAGCCGCTCCTCCGGCCTACCCGCCGCATCGGGCACCGCGAAGAACTCGGCAAAGGGGTATGCACCCTCGCGCCGCAGGCCGTACCGGAACCTCCTCTCGTCCGTCCGCTGCAGCAGCTCGTCGATAATCTCCCGGTAGTCCGATGACGTGAAGTCGCGACCCGAAAACCGAGGAGGTATCTGAGACGATACGGATACGTTGTTACTATTGTTCGCAGTCATTGTTCTTTAATATTAAAGAATTCTTAAACAGCCTTTTTGCCCGATATACGAGTACCCCGAATATTAGGAAATCGGTGCTAGTGCCACACACTACCAGTTCATCGCCGTCCTACTGTCGAACTCGCGGGAAAACTCTCCACCGGAAGTATTGCGGGTGTAGTGTATCAAACCATAACCCGCAACAGACACAAACTGGTAACCATCGGCAGCGGAATCCGTTTCAAAACACACATCGTCTATTCTAAACTCGTCCGCCTCCGAATGCCAGCCCCGAATGTACGGCAGGGCATTATCTTCAATGTATTCAGCTATCTGCCGATAAATATCTTCCTCAATGTGCAGCGCTTCCATAGCTTTCGTATAACCTATTCCAATTCGGTGATAATCCGTTTTTCACGCTCGGATAATTCCAGGACGATAGCCGCTGCTTGTTTTGCCGCCTGTTGTGCTGCTGCTTGTTTTGCCGCCTGTTGTGCTGCTGCTTGTTTGTAGGCTTTGATTTTTCGCGCCGTGGCCTTATCCGAAAGGAGATATCCGCCTCCATAAAGACCTCCCCCTTTCTAGTTATCGAGTTTGCGGACCCTTCGACATTCTGACGCACGCACCTCGAATTTGACGTAAGGGGCTATCTTGCCCAACAATGCGGCGGATACCACATTGTCCGGATAAGCGTATGTTAGTATATTCACGGACTTTTTCGCCGTCTTTACGGCATTTTTGATGCTGGCATGCAAGTCGGGGGCAGTCATGATACGGATGTCGCCGAAAAGGTTGCTGGCAAACGACGTATTGACGCATGCCCCGTTTTCGTATGTCACCCGAGTGTTGCATACTATGCCCGTCCAATTCATGTCGACCGGACTGAACAACGTTAGATGCGGCGCGAACAGAAAAAAGGATATGTTGCGAGACTGAAAAAAGTGGCACACCTGCGTAAATATCGAAAAGGGAGGATTATCGACCACCACGCAGCCGTCCGGATAATCGTAGTGTTCGTAATCGCCGCCCGGCCAGAAGGGCCGCACGATTTCCCGCCCTTCTATGTCAACATTTTCCCGGAGCCATCCAAGGACAGCATCGTAAACCGGATGTGGCGTGTAGCAGTCATCCGTCGTTTTTCGGGGCTTGAATTTCGCCACAAAACCGTCATAATCCTCGTGTATCTCCCGTCTCGATTTACGGGTCGCCGTATCCCGCCATGGTTCATCGGCGAAGAGAGAACCTTGTATATTCACGTCGTTAACCATCGTAATGTCTTGTGTTTTTGGAGGGTGAGGCAGCCTATTCTTTCTTGGCCGAAAGAGTAATACATGCTGGATATGCAGTGTCGAAACCGTCAAATATCATATCCTGATGACTTATTTCCACATCATACAGAACATCGTCTATCTCGATGTACACTTCTTCCTCATCATTTGAGCAAAGAAGATTTATTAGCTCGGATTTCGTCATAGCTCCACGTCATTACGTCATTGAGTTCTTTCCAAGTCTTTGTGCCTGAGGGATGTTCCATAAAGAGCAGATATAATTCTACGCAACCTTTCGATTTGTCATTCTCATCCCTGTATTTGTACATGAGATGGATAGTAGCCCCTCCACATCTCCCTATCGTTTCACAAAAACTTGGATGAGCCCCAAATCTTTTTTCACAAAATTCCTTAAGATTATCCCTGCCTTCAATCCATTTATATACGTAACTCATAGTCTACTCTTCCCAATCAATACCTATTTCGTTATTAGATAAATAATCCTGTTCATAATCCACCGAGCCTGCATTTCCAGCCGGTAACGAAGACGCGGACGTCTCTCCAATACGGTAATCCCTTCCATATTAATTTCATTTTAAACCTGCGGAACCGCGGGGATTCGAACCCCGACCTCACCCCAAAAATCCACCGAAAAAGGTGCGTGCCCATTTACACTTCGGTTCCATTTCACCGCGGGCCTCGCGGATGACGGTGAAAAAATAATAACCTTCTTTTCTGACTATGGAACAAACGGTTTATCGTTCATTTCTCCAGTATCTTTTAAGTTCCTTGCCTGTAAAAACCTTCCTGCCTTTGGCATTGAAACTACACCTTATCCGCCCCGCCCTTAAATGAGTGCGTAATGTATGCGGACATATCCCGAGCACCTTCGCCGCCGCCGTTATGGGATACCGTGCGCTGTCCGATATATTAGGTTCTTCAAATACCATAACTAACCTATCGCTTAGGACACTCTAGTAATAATCAGAAACCGTTCTCCGAGCTCCGACGTGTGCTTGTTCGTTGTATATCTCCGGTTCAGATTCTGCCCGACCACATAACCTGAAGTTTTTAATGTGGTGTATTTATACTCGGAAAGTTTGAAAGCAACAGCCTCCCCCACCTCCAGCGCGCGCAGTTCTCCCTGTATGCTCCCCGTTATGTGTTCTTTGCTCATTCCCATATATTTACTATGTTTGTATGTTTACCTATGATTACAGGGACAAAGATAGATAATATACTTGATATTATCAAGAAAAAATCAATAAAAAATGAGGATAATAGACAGGTTCTTACAATACATTGAACACAAAGGAATTAGTGAAAATAAAGCAACTATAGATTGCGGATTATCCCAAGGATTATTGCATCAAGCAAAATCCGGGAAATCAGATTTGGGTCCAGATGAAAAACGGAAACTTCTATTTGCCTCCGACGACTTATCCGTGACTGTTTACGGAGGTCGTAATGCATGGGGAGCACTGCACGAAACGATATACCGCAAGCAAAGGTTTGTTGCTGAACTGGAATAGGCTTATTGCTTTCGATATTCTTCCACACATACGACAATAAACAAGGAGAGCTTGAATAAGGCTCTCCTGTTTTTCTCTAAAAACCCCCGGCGGGGTGCACTATTTTTCTCTAAAAACCCCTGGTGGGGTGTCGGTATCGCCGTAACGCTCTTTCATCAGCTGGAGGGCCTCTTCGATGAACGCACGGCGAGTAGGGATGGCGTGTTTTTTCATGAAATCCCGCAGCTCGGTTATTTCTTTCGGCTGAAGAAAAAAACTAATACTTGCTCCTCGAGGGCCGTCTATCGGTTTACGGCCAGCACCGGGACGGTAGCCGCCCCGGCCGTCTTTCTTTTTTTTCTCGGTCATCGGCTATTCGCTTTTCGTAATCTTCTGCTAATGTAAAAGCTCACGTAAAAAATGCCAGGTGACAAAAACGTGCCAAAATTTTTTCTAAAAACCCCTGGTGGGGTGTCTTATTTTTCTCTAAAAACCCCTGGTTAATAGATACCACGCTCCCATCTGCCATTCCTTGATTTTGTTGGAGTTCTCAATCCGGTATATGCCAAATATCGATATAGTGTACCCCTTGCAATTTTCAATTTCTTAGCTATCTGCGGAACGCTTATCCCTTTTGCCATTTGACCCTCTATGTATTTGTGCTTTGCCACACATTTTGCGTTCAACTGCTTATTGCGTTGACCTTGACCTCTACCGACTTGATGTCCTTCCTTTTTTAACCGAGCAAGGGCTTCTTTTGTCCGCTGAGAAATCAAGTTACGTTCTATTTCTGCGGATAGTCCGAAAGCAAAAGCAAGTACTTTGCTTTGAATGTCATCGCCAAGACGGTAATTATCTTTAATCGTCCAAACGCGACTCTCTTTTGTCATACAGATATTGAGTATTTCCATAATCATAAAGAGGTTGCGTCCAAGACGAGATAACTCTGTACAGATTATCAAATCATCTTTGACAATTCGGTTTAGAAGCTTGCCGAGTGCCCGTTTAGAATAGTTCTTTGTACCAGAGATAGTTTCTTCTATCCAGCCATCTATCGTCAATCCTTCTTTTTTGCAGAAACGCTCTATCTCAAAACGTTGGTTTTCCACCGTCTGCTTGTCGGTGGAAACGCGGATGTAGCCATATACCATTTTTAAGACGGTGTTGACAAACTCCTGGTGGGGTGTCTTATTTTTCTCTAAAAACCCCTGGTGGGGTGTCGATATCGCCGTAACGCTCTTTCATCAGCTGGAGGGCCTCGATAAGAAATACTGAATACGGCATATTATTCAATTCCAAAAATATCCGCAGTTCGGATATCGTCTGTTTCGGCGCGCTCATTGTGACATAAATTCCCCTCTCGCCGCATATCGGTTTACGGCCAGCCCCTGGACGGGCTCCCCCCCAGCCAGCTTTCTTTTTCTTATCCCCTTTTTCCTGCATTTTTAGCCGAATTAAGTATTTCCAATGCCTTCTCACCAGCAAATATTACAGTGGTCGCCGTTTCCGGAGTTAAACGCATTATTTTTTTGACGTTGGCGCCCGCATCAAAAGCGGCCATAGCCTGCTCTTCAGTGAGGGCTTTTAATGTATATATGGAATATTTCCGCAAAATTTTATCATAGCTCGTTTTATAAGGAACCCCAGCTTTGTCTAATTTTTGCGTTTCAGCCTCAAACTCTTTTTTTGTTTTATAAAACCTGTTTTCTAAATTATATTGGCAAAAATATTTATATTCGCCAAATTCCGTTTCGGTCACGTCAAAAGCCTTCGTCTGCGCTCCTTCCAGATTACAATCGCAAACATTTTCAACGGCTATAATGCCTTCGTTGTTTACCATTTCGCGAACACCTGCCACGAATTTCATACCATCACCTTTAGCATCGACATGCACGTTTATGGCTGAGTCCGGAATCTCGATTTCTATGATTCTGGACCCATAATATTTGGCAACGTCGTAATTCGATGAAAAATACAACGCCGGGCCATAATATTCATGTCTGACACATTCAGAAGGGAGCTTGAAATCTTCGAAATGTTCTTCAGTGCCGTGATAGAGTTTCATGACTTATTCTGTTCTGTTTATGCAAATATAATAATTATTTTTGAAACAACAATATATTTTCATGAAAAGGCAATTAACTTCCTACTCGTCATCCGACGGTATAATTTTACATCCAATAATACTCCGTTTCATCCAATGTCTCCATATTCTCGACATAGCCGTCTTCTTCATCTACCATAATGCGGCAGAGTTCGATGCAATATACTCGCGGCCATGCCGTGTCATTATCCATCCATCCCGAAATGTTGACCGGTTCATTGGCCGACAGCCTCTTTTTTTCATCCTCGAAAAATGCCCGTGCCTCCTGTTCGTTTTCGGAAGCGAAAATTTCATTGCTTTCAACCGTCGGTCTTGTGTTGCGCACTGAAAAAATCTGTTTCATAATTTTCCCGTTTTTGAGCCCGGCGGCTTGGTTTTGATTTTTGATTACACTACAAAGGTAGTAATTAATTTTGAAAATGCAAATCTTTTTTTCAAAAAAAAGATGCCTGCTACTGCATTTTTTCGCTCATAATTATTGTTTTTATTTATATTTTTGTAGTAAATAATAAGATAAAACAATGGGAAAGTATTCTCAGGAGAAAATAGAAGAATGTGCCGCATGGGTACGCAAAAACGGGCTGATTGAATACGGAGGCGGCACGGTCGTCGCTTTATGTAAGGCATGCGACATCCATTTCTCGACCTATTACGACTGGCTTGAACGGCCCGAATTTCACGAGGCTATAAAAAAAGCGAAAGAGGAATATCGCGAGGGGCTGGAAAAACGGATAGTGCATTCTCTTGCCACAGCCGCTGAGGGTTTTGAATGGACGCAAATTGTTACACAAAAGACGGGAGACGGAGTGGTGAAACAAATAACCGAGAAGACGATGCGCGAAGCCCCCAATGTAGCTGCATGTATTTTCCTTCTGACAAATCTTGACCCGGAAAAATGGAAGAACAAGCAATCGAGCGAATTGGCCGGCCGCGTAGACGTTAATCAGATAACAGGTATGAAAGTAATATGATGACAGTCGTTTGGATAATATTACCGTTCGCCGTAATCGGTCTGGGAGCCATATGCGGCGCTGTCGCGCCGATAATATATCGCCGTATCGTCGGTGGATGGGAGGCTCACTTATTCAAGCGCTGGAAGCGTCTTGAAGCGAGATACAGACGGAAATATGGAACTGACGTTTGACACGCGCGGAAATGACAAGCAGAAAGAATGCGCTCGGCTGTGGTGCGACAACTCCGTAACAGAAATACTTTACGGAGGCGCCAAAATGTGCGGCAAATCTTTTCTTGGATGTTCTTTGATTTTTGGAGATGCGCTCATGTATCCTGAAACGTACTATTTTATTGCGCGGCAAAATCTCACCGACCTCGTGCGTTTTACAGTTCCGTCTATTCATGAAGTTCTGAATGCATGGGGGGTTGATTCTTCGCAGTATGTGACGTACAACGGGGCATATCACTATTTCGAGCTGTATAATGGTTCACGCGTGTATTTGATTGAAGCGAGTTATAGGCCTTCCGACCCGCTGTACATGCGGTTCGGCTCGATGCAGATGACGCGCGGATGGATTGAAGAGGCTGGAGAATTTTGCAGGGCGGCTAAATCCAACCTTATGGCTACTTTGGGACGCAAAAATAACGAACGCTACGACCTGTCAATAAAATTGTTACAAACATGTAATCCGTCGAATAACTATTTGTACAACGATTATTACAAGCCCTACCGCGACGGGACATTACCGTCGCACATCCGTTTCATCCAAGCGTTTATTTCAGACAATAAGACGGCTACGCAGGAATACATCGAAAATCTGCGACAAGCTCTTACCCCCGCAGAACGAGAGCGTCTGCTGTACGGACGTTGGGAGTTTGATACAGACACGAGATTACTGGTGGATTATGACGCCGTATGCGACGCATTTACAAACGATTTCGTGAACGAGGGTGACCCATATATATCGGCAGACTTGGCCGGAGGCGGACGCGATACGTGCGTAATAGCTCTGTGGCATGGCGACGTCTGCCGCTTTCCGTTCGTGAAAAATAAGACGGGCGGAAAAGATATTGAAACAGCTATACAGAGAATTGCGACAGAAAATAACGTGCCCAGGTCGCACATAGTGGCTGACGCGGACGGTCTGGGATTTTTTCTTGAGAGCTATATGCGCGGCATAAAGGAGTTTCGCGGTGGTTCAAAAGCAATACATGACACATACGCTTCGCTCAAGGCCGAATGTGCATATAGATTGGCCGAAAAAATAAATAAACGTCAGATACGCATAGATTGCCCGCCCGAGTATGCCGAACGCATACGCACGGAGCTTATGCAGCTGAAAGCGGCTGACGTGAACACCGACAATAAGCGCGCTCTCATAAAAAAAGAGGAAATGAAACAGGCATTGGGGCATTCGCCGGATTTTTTAGACACATTAATTATGCGGCAGTTTTTCGACATACACGACAAAGCGGAGGGGGCTCGTTTCTCGCCGCTGCAAATACCTAAAAAAAGATGATTGGAAGCATAATATCATTTATCGGCGATTTTGCCAAAACGTGCAACGTCGGAGGCGGAGATGTGTATTTCGAGTGCGACAGTGCCGATTTGATTACGGTTAAAATCGATACCGTACCGCGAACGAATGACGATGGGCACGCAAATTTCTTTATATATGTCGAACCGCCTGTCTACTCTAACTATATATTGCCGCGAGGCCGTATCCCTCATCAGCAAACTACAGTGCGTGTATATTTCTGCGGTTTTGTTGAGATGCACAGCACGTATGAAAAAGGAAGCACGGAATTTTCCGATAATGATATGACTACTCGTACGCGTCTTGCTGTGCAGGACACGATAGAGCGGCGGCTCGTCCGGCCATTTCTGCAGGCGCTGAAAAAATCGGACATGGCCGCACGATTTCCCGATTCGTTCGCAAATCTGCGTATTAACTACAGGGCGGAACCGCGATTCGACGCGAACGAAATAAGCATTTATGTAGAATTTCAGTGGGAGGAGGGGCTGTGTGCCGAAGATTATGCGTAAAGTAGATATCCGAGGGGGGCAGTTTACATACGGACAACGTATAGAACTCGGACGCATTTTGCAGAACGCGAAACTGTCTGAGTTCGCCAAAATGGAAGCGTGCATGAAATGTCTTGTGCCAAAATGGTCGTTTCTGAATATCCGTGAAAGCATTGCTTGGTGGCCGGAAGTTATAGACGGTTTGGCATACTGGATTAATCGTGAAAATAAAGAGCTCTATAAAGCCCCTACCACGGAAGAGAAAGCTGCAGGTATACTCGATATGCAGCGGAAAATCAGTTACATGGGAGTAATCACATCTCTCGCAAAAGAGTTCGCGACGGACCCAGACACGATACTGTCATGGAAATACGCGAAAGTATTCAATATACTTTATACTGATATGCAGCGGGCGATATTTCACGAGCGGCTGCATAAGAATCGCGAAGAAAAAGCCGCCCGTGCACGAAAAGCAAAAAGACGATGACAACAAGATTCGACAGCGAGCTGCTTCAACACTTGGAAATGCTGAGGGATGACATAGTAGAGGCTTCCCGCCGTGCCGGACAGCAGGCAAGTGGACGGACGTATTCAGAAACGACGGCAACGGTAGAGCGCACTGGGGATATTATCGAGGGAGCGATAAAGGCTCCCGGATATTTCCATACTCTCATCACGGGTCGGGGGCCGGGACGCGTCCCGGCCAACTTTACCGACATTATCGAAGAATGGGCAGCCGCCAAAGGTCTTTATTTTATAGATGCGCGAGATGCCCGACGTTTTGCCAATGCGGTAGCATGGAAAATACGCCGCGAAGGGTCGGAATTATACAGAAATCATCTATACGTGGATTTGGTGGACACGCCCGTAAAAAATTTTGAGGCGTGGCTTGAAACAGCATTAGACCAAGCAATGCAAATACTTATCAATGAAACACTGTCCGTCCCTGCATCATCACAACACGGATATATATTGTAGATTATGGCATACTGTCTGAAAAAACCGAAACCAATATGTTCAGCGTACGAGGAGACGGAACTCGTATTGCAAACTGACAAAGGACTGTACGAATGGGCGCAAGCACATCAAAATGATACAGAGGGAGTTAATATTCTACCGTTAAAAACATCCAATGCAGATGTTGAAATGCCTGTGGGTAGCTCGGCTATGCCGGTCGGTCAACGTCAATTACCGACATTATTTTATAGGATAAATACGTCCGGCCTTACTATAATAGCAGCGGGCGGAGTGAGTAGCCCAATACCTTTTGAAGCCGGACATCAATATAGCTGTAGCATTAGCAAATTATTTATTGACACAAATTCAGCTAATAATGTTCCATTAGGGGGCTACATTGAAATGATAATCGACCAGACCTATGGCAATACTCTATTTGGAAGAAATATTACTCCTCAAAGGCAATTCTCGGATTTTATCCAACGCGTACAATTAGATGCTTCACTGGTTTCTTCGGATAATTATCCAGATATGTTATCTCCATTAAAAATGACATTTACTGTGCAATCTCCCCCTGACGGAATATCCGAATGGACATTGCCGGGCGTTGCAGCATGGTTCAATTTTCGTGGATGTCTTGGAATTCCCCAAGGATTACAATTTACGCAAAATGGATTTTATGGTCAAACGAGTAATATGTCGTTTGTCCATAGCATGGTGGAAATTTCGTTTATTTTAACAGAAAATATTGAAGATACATGGCAGTATTTATTGGCAATGTCAGATATAGATGGAAACGTTCTTATTAGAATAGGATTCTTCAACGGACAACTTAGAGTGGTAGGAGGCCCTATGATTGCCAGCATAACACTTAATCAACTACATCAAATCGTTGCGTGTTTTAATAGCATTAATAAAAATCTGGTCGTTATAGTAGATGGTATTTCTTCCGAAGTCATTTCAATTTCTGATATATCGGCTGGCTCTTCGTTTTACATAGGAGGCGGAAGTTCGAATTCCGCACATATCATATTGTACACATTTAGAGTGTTTAATACAATATGGGATACTGAATATATTAATCGGAATTTATGGAACAATGGAAATCCGTTAGATGTTATCATACCATACGCTATGACTATGCGAACGGAGGTTGCGTCTGAATATAGATATGGTTGTATGTTTGAGTTTTTGCCATGGATAATATCAGATAATAAATCAACAACTATAAGAAGTTCTGTAGGCAGCTTCAGTTTAAATTTAAGTCGGTCCCCGGATGCATTTTGGAGCATTTACCATCCTAATTTCCATAATGCAACATCTAAAGATGTATTGTTCCTTAAAAAAGTTACGGCTACATCAATAATGTTAAATGAAGGCAATGAATACTTGCCGTATCTTCCATCGCCTGCTGATTTGCTCAATTCATTATCGCCTACAGACACGACATTACCGACAATTACGGTGAATGTTGAACAATCTGATGAAAGTACTCATACTGTGATATTATCTTCAGAAGCGGACACAGCCGGTAAAGTGAGATATGATTTAGGCTGGATTTTCAAATCATCCTTTCTGAACGAAAAATCAGGATACTATGATAAAAATTTATATGGTAATTACACAGTTCATAACATTCCCGGCGAAGAGACAACACAAGAAAATGCAAGCAGGTTATTCATGCGTCACATATCTCAATATGGACATATCAGCGATATGCAAACGAACGGGGTGACAATGCTTATGTCTCCAGCGTGTTGGATATGGTATGAAGGCTATCCACTTATAATGACAGTTAACGCTAATAGCCTAACTGTTGGACCATATTTATATAGAGCGTCTTTCGATGGAACAAAAAAAGGTAGTCAATTACCTGCAGGCATTACCGTAATTGATTTTTCAAATACATATAGCTGGGAAATAAGAAATACGCCGTTATCTTCGATATTTTATTTTAATCCTCAATATTATTGTCTCCGGGGATGTATCCCTCCCAATCCGTTCTATGTCCGTTGGATAAATGAAAAAGGAGGATACGATTTCTGGATGTTCAAGTCATATCCATCGGACGAACAGGAGATTGAAGATATCATAAATACCCTACCCTATCCTTCCGACCAATACCACATATGGCATCGCGCAAGTGCCATAGGTCGCAAGCGTATAACGGTAGGCGACGGATTGTTAACACGCGAAGAATTTGAGTGCTTGAAATTCATACCCCGCTCCCCTCTCGTTGAATGGTACGACGAAAGCATCGGCAAATGGCAGACGGTCGTATTCGAAGATTCGATTTCCGTAACATGGAATAGCCGCTCAGGACTTGGGGATATAGAATACACATTTACGCTACCGCCAATCAGATTACAGCAGCTATGAAATGGGATGTAAAAATACGACATACAGAGGCGGGAGAATGGATATCGCTCGATTTGGGCGATGAAAATCCGTATATCACACTGCAGGCGTTCGACGTATCCGAACCGAGTGCTCGAAACGTCACGTTTTCCCAGGCACTGACATTGCCTGTTACGGAAACGAACATTCGGGCTATGCAGTATTTCAACGGCATTAACGGACGATACGGGGATATATCGACGCACGCGTGGCCCTGTCTGCTCCTTTGCGACGGGCAGAAATTCACCGAGGAGGATATGCTGCTGTGCGTCGATTCCATGTCCGGCGGGGAGATAAACTGCCAAATCATAGGTGCAAACAAAGACTTGTTCGTATCTATGGGTGATACGCCTATGTCGGCAATAAAATTAAACAGAGCTGTAGATATCACACAAATCCGAACGTTTAGCCAGGCGGCTGGAGAATATGGCACGATAAACGGTCTGTACCTGCTATCACAAAACGATATCGAATATGGAGCTGTCAGCAATGCCGACACGCTCAGCCAGGCAGTAGATGTATGGAATGTCTTTCCGGCTCTCAGTGTTCCATCCGTACTTAGCGCTATTATGAAGTATCATGGATGGAATACTGAGTACGACAATTCCTCTGGGTTGGATAAACACATCATTCCATGTGTTAGTTTAAAACAGTCTGGAAATTTTACATACGAAATGACGGGAGGACTACACGCTTCTTTAACCATTCAGCGCCGAAATTTTGTTAAAGTACCAATATCTTTAGAACCTGATTCTTCAGGCAGGAGTGGGTATAGCGGCACTTCGGATGAAATACGATTACATCCAACATATTTCGCTCTTGATACGCAGAAATGCGACGTTGTAGTATCTGTAAAACCTGGCGCTCCTATCAATTATCCATACACGCCAGACAGTACGATAACAGCCTTGCAGGTTGTTGCAAATATTACGAACAACTCTGGTAATGTTATTGTATCAAAGCCATTAAAAGGCTATCAGTATGATGATATTAATAATAATTATTGGCTTCCAGATATAGCCGCCGGCCAAACACACTTACTATATACAGAAAATCCATTTACAATCAATGCGGGGGAGCAGTTACGTTTTAGTTTCACATTCCAATCCTATGAGCGTTTTGACAGTACCAATACGTCTCCAATACGAATGCCTATAGATATAGACCTATCTGTTAAGTTTACATCAAATCCCGACAGCGAAACTGATTACGGCAGCATCACAATAGGCGCAAGCGCAAATCTGTTCGATTGCATGAACTTCGACACGCAGGGCGATTTTGTGCGTGCTGTAATACAGACTTTTGCCCTTTTCCCCGTATTCGATTATCGCACCAAGACCGTAACCTTTGAAACTTTCCAAACCGTCATTGACAACAAGAATGCAGGTAATGTAATGGACTGGTCGGACAAACTATTACAGGACGATGAACTCGAATTTAGCTATCAGCCCGACAATTTCGCCAAAATCAACGAAATCAATTTTAAGGAAGAAAATGATTACCAAACCGGCTGGACATTCAGAATGTATTCTGCATCCTTAGAACAAGGGCCGGAGGAGTATATGGAAATACCGTTTGCCAGCGCGAAAAATCTAACATTTGATACTTACGGCCAAGTCGTCAATCTTCCACTATATGAGGTTTCACAGCAGGATAGCGGCATATCCAGAACATGGAAAGGAAGCGATACACCCTATCTATTACAAGCATTATTGCCGTTTAGCAAAACAATTCAGCAAGGTACTGTATCTGCTGTCAAGAATGTATATACAGGCAATTTTTACACAGAAAACATCAAACAGAACTTTGATGCTTTAACAAATGCAATTGCTTTTCCAACTGTTTTACGGGCTTCTTTCGATTTGTCGCTGCTCGATATATACATGATAGATTTTATGAAGCCTGTTTGGTTAGAACAGTTTAGCGCATACTTCTATCTGCTGAAAGTCGAGAATTACTCCGGAGAGATTGTCACCTGTGAAATGATTAAATTACAATAACATGGCTACCGAAACAAGAGAAACCGTATATAACATTAAACTGAATGCGACCGAGGCAATCGCTACAGCGGCAGAGCTGCAGCAGAAAATAGACGGAGTTAAAGAAGCTATGAAGCAGGAGGCGGCGCAAAATGGGAAAGGCACTATCGCGTATCAGCAAAAGGCCGCCCAATTGAAAGTGCTTACTGCCCAATACAACTCATACAGTAAGTTTGCTGTCAACTCTATGAAATTAGAGGGGCAACAGGCAGATGCGCTTAAAGCCATGCGTTTGCAAGTGTCGTTACTTACACAGGAATACGACGGTTTGGGCAAGGCGGAAAGAGAAGCGGCGCAGGGAACTGAACTGCGTGACCGCATCGCAGGACTGACTGCGGAACTCAGCAAGCAGGAACAGGCGCTGGGCAATTTTCGCCGCAACGTCGGTAACTACGGCAGTGCATATAATGGATTGAATATTCAGGCACAACAACTGGTACGCGAATTACCATCCCTCACTGTTAGCGCTAATCAGTTTTTCGTCGCCATCTCGAACAACCTACCGATGTTTTTTGACGAGATACAGAAAGTGCGTATGGAGGCTGCAGCCCTGCGAAAGGAAGGTAAGGCCGCACCGTCTGTGATAAAAACGGTGTTGTCGTCATTTCTGTCCATGCAGACATTGTTAGCAGTGGGCGTTACACTACTTGCGCAATACGGAGGCGAAATAGTAAAATGGATAGGCGAACTGTTAAAGGGGAAAAACGCGGCGGACAGCACGGCGGCCTCCATGAAAGCATTAAATGAAGCAATGGATTTCAGCGGGCTCGGCAAACAGATTGCGAATATCAATTTACTCGCCGATGCATGGGCGAGATTGGGCGATGATGCAGAAGCAAAAGCGGGATTCATACAAAAATACAAGGACGAGATAGCAGATACAGGACTTGCCATAAACGACGTAAACGATGCAGAGGCGGTATTCGGTTCCCCCGCATCTACGCAAAAAGTCATAGATGCAATGGTCGCACGTGCGCAGGCTGCTGCATCACTGAAACTGTATGAAGAGCAGATAACAGAGGCTATAGAGCTTCAGGCAAAGGCACGGCAGTCGGAACAAAAAAATAGCGAACGGGAGGAGAAACGGGCGCAGCGTTTGGCAAACGCCAATACTTTGCTCGGTCAATCATTTGTATTCTTAGGAAATAATATAGGCCGTAATTTCGATTTGACAGCTGACCGCGCAGAAAGGCTGAACTACAAAGCTGACAAGGCTTTCTCAAGGGCCGAAAATTATCTGACGTTCATAAACGAACTTACAGCCACGGCCGCCGAAAAATCCTCGGAACTCGCTGTGGGCTTTGCAGAAGATGCAGAAGACGCGGGCAAGACCGTAGACCAGCTGGCTTCCAAATTCGCAGGAAATATCGTAAAAATCCAACAGGAAATGGTTAAAACTCTCAATGAAGGGAGCAGACAGGGCGAGATACGGCAGCTAATGCGCGAATATGCGGAAACTCTCAAGACGTTAGAGGATACGGTTGCCGAATATGAAAAAATAGATTTTGGCAACCTGTCCCAGGAGGAGGCTGCAGCCGCAAAAACAGCCTACGAGGAGGTGTTGGCAAATTTATTGGTATATCGCGACAAGTTAGCCGAAAACCTTGCAAAAGATATTTCCGAAGTCAATAAGAAATATGACAGGCAAGAATTCGAAGCACTGAGTATTCTTTACCGCCGGCGCATTCTGGAAGCCGGGAACAATGCCGCGGAACGTCTGAAAATCGAATTGGAGGCTTTTGAGGCAGAGAAGGAGATGCTGGAGAAGAACGGGGAGGAGACGATAGAAGTAGACGAGAAAATCGCCAAAAAGCAAAATGAAATCCTTAAGGAACGGCTGAAAACTTTGCAGGCAATAGTATCGCAGGAGGCAGAAGAGATGAAGGAGGGTAGCATCGAGCGTCTGCAACTGGAACTACAGGGCATGCAGGAAGAATTACGCCTCCGTCAACAGCTCGGAGAAGATACCGTTTCGTTGCAGCGGGAAATAGCTAATCAAGTATTGGCTATCGAGCGTGCTGCATGGCTGGAGGGATATGAAATCGACAACAGCAATTACGTAACCCGATATCGGACGACGAAAGAACGGTTGCTCCAGGAATTGGAACTCCATAAAGGAGAGGCGGAAGAGATAAAGAGAATCAGGCAGGAGCTGGCTCAAAACGAGGAAGAATTTCAAACTAAACTTCGGGACGATATATTCTCCATTGCCGACCAAATAAATGAAGTTTTCAATAGTATTACCGACCTAATTTCTTCGCAGGTAGAACAGCAAGTGGCATCTATCAACGACACGTATGATAAGGCAGAACAGAATTTGGCCGACATGTACGCACGCGGGGCCTATACGGAAGCCGAATATAACGCGGAAAGTATGCGGCTGCAAAAAGAGCGGGAGGATGCAATAGCCGAAGCCCGTATCAGAGAGGCGAAAGCCGAACGGGCTGCATCCGTATTTTCAATTACGGTAAGCACTGCACAGGCAATCGTGCAGGCGTGGACGCAGGCGCAGGCAAATCCCATAGTGGCCGGGATACTTACCGGGCTCATATCGGCGGCAAGCGCACTGCAAATGGCTGCCGTATTGTCTGCCCCGCTTCCTACCGCCTCCCGGGGCCGTTACATTCATGGACGCACCCATGCACAGGGCGGAGAAGTTATCGAAGCTGAGGCCGGCGAGGTAATTATCAACAGGCGTTCGACGGCCAGATTCCTCCCCCTACTGTCTGCCATCAATGAAGCGGGCGGAGGTATTCCATTTGCCTCCGCCGGATACGATGGCGGATATGTTATGAGACACGCAGGAATGGATATCAATCCTAACATCGAACAAGCTATTGCTAAAGCTCTTAATTCTGTGAAAATAGTCGCAACTATCCAGGACATTAAAAGACAGGAAGCAAACTATATAAAAATACAATCAAACAAATTATTATTATAGTTTTTTCTTATATAAAACTAAAAATACGTATCTTTGTATATATGATACATATAGAAGTCATAGGATGTATTGCTCCCGAAAATAGCTGGTTTGGCGCCAACACATTTTCCGCCGAGAAACTGGCGGAGATATTGGCCGGAAATCCCGACCCTGATATTCTGTTGGATATAGACAGCGACGGCGGGAGCACGGAGGAAGGATTCAAAATATACGATATGTTGCGAATGAGCGGGCGAAACATTTACGCAAATATTCGTGGGGCCTGTCATTCTATGGCAACTGTAATTTTACTTGCGGCTCCGAAAGGCAACAGGTCAGCTAACCGCAATGTCCGTGCGCTGATTCATCAGGTTTATACGGAAATGTACGGATGCATATCGACTGAAGAAGCTCGGAATATGTCCGATATACTGGAGATGGAGCAAGAAGCAATACTTGATATTTACACAGAACGCACCGGAGCAGATAGGAAATTTTTACGCAATGTTATCCAGCAGGAAAAAGTACATGATGCGAACTCCCTTCTCGAAATGGGATTTATAGACAGAATAAACCAATACACAACCAATCAACTATATAATTGCATTATGGCAGAAACAAAATCTTCGGCCTATGTTTCGTTCATGGAACGAATGGCTAATTACTTCAAAAAACACGAAATTTTCAACTACGATTACAAAGACGTGGAGGGGAATATCGTGTTTTCAACATCCTCGTCCGACGACAGCCTCAGCGTTGGCGACCGTGTAAAAGTGGCAAAAGGCGACACCGAAGGCGAGTTCGTACTTGCTGATGGCCGCAAAGTCAACATCGAGGACAATGTAGTAACGGCAATAGAATCGCCTAATCAGCCTGGTGTGGGAGACATGGAGGAGCGCGTGCGGGAGCTGGAAGACATGCTGGAAGAAGCACGCAGGGTAATCGATGAGCAGGAAGCGGAGTTACGCCGTCTTCGAGGTAGCCGCGAAGTACCGCCTTCAAGACAGAACTATGTCCCAACATCTAAATCACCGGCCAGCCTCTCGAAGGAGGACATCATCAAGGAGGCGCGCGAGAAGCAGCGAAAGGCCGCTGAGGCTGAAAAACTCATTAAATAACCAACATTCACTAACATTACACCCTATAAAAATGGCAGCAGGAGGTTTTATTGACATGACTAAATTTACCTTCGAAGGTAAATTGGTCGATTCGCTTAGCGAAATGCTGTTCGAGGACACGTTGCGTGCCCCCGATTTCACGTCCATTCATACGATATTCCCGGGTATCGTTACCAATACTGAGGTTGGGTTCATCGGTGAAGGCGGCCTGGTGGGCGTTTCGGACACCGGATGCAATTCTTCTAATCAGGCATGGAGCATCAATACCCGAAAATTGGAGTGGAATCCAAAGACATGGGAAATATTCCTCAAACAGTGCTATACTGATTTGCAGAACGCAGCCACGATATACTCTCTGCATACCGGCGTACGCATTCCCGATTTTACTGACACCGATTACGCAAACATCGTGCTCACAGTTCTACGGAAGAGTGTACGCGACTTCTTCTATCGGACCGTTTGGTTCGGCGATACGTCGGCACAGAGCGCGCCTACCGGCACGGTCACCGCGGGGCTGGATACGAAATACTTCACCCTGCTCGATGGATTCTGGAAACAAGCTATCACACAGGCGGGCGAGAATGCGGAACAGCGCGTAACTATTACGGAAAATACAGGCGCATCGTATGCAGCACAGAAGGTATCGCCGGAGAATATCGTGGACTATTTCGCGGGGCTGGTTTACGGCGCTCCGATAGAACTGCGAGGCATGGAAAATCAGTTCATACTTGTGACGCAGAGCATCTACGACGCTTATACGCAGTATCTCGCATCCTCGCAATATCTCGAAAGCGCGCGCGTCATGCTGCTTGACGGACGCTCCGCACTCTCCTATGACGGCATTCCCGTAATTGCCATGCCGATATGGGACAAGATGATTAAATCGTACTTCGACAACGGGACGAAATACGACAACCCGAACCGCGCCATATACACTGCTCGGCCCGTGCTCGGCGTAGGCGTGGACAGCCTCGACAGTTTTGACCAGATTGAAATGTGGTACGACCGCAAGGACAAGGTAGTATTTACTCGTCTTATGGGACGTCTGGATGCAAAACTTACCAATCCCGAAATGTTCACCATAGCCATTTAGGAGGATAAGTTATGGCAGTAGATTGCAGCAAAATATCTGTAGGCTTCACGAGTGAAGACTGCTTATCTCAGGCTACTCCCGGTACCGCGGCACGTGTCATACTGATAAGCCATTCTGATATCAACAAGGCAACTTCGGAAGTGACGAATAATGTTATTTCCGACCTGATTCTCAAAACAGGCGCAAAAGCATATGAGGTGGATTCTTTACCGGACGCAACCATCGGCACTGATGAAATCAACGCTGGGACTTACGTAAATAGTCATACGCACAGTGTACAAGTGCGTATATTCCAGAAATCGGAGGCAGCAAAGAAATTCATCAACGGTCTTACCAATGCCTTAGTAGTGGCTATTGTGGAGAACAAAGACAGAGGCGCATCCGGAGACACTAAATATGAAGTGTACGGTTGGAATTCAGGTCTCAGCGTTTCGGCGCTGACAGTTTCGACAGAAATTACGGACGGCATAGCCTATGACGTAACTTTGTCCACAGGGGAAGATGGACGCGAAGACAGCCTGCCTAAATCATTTTTCAAGACGGACGAGGCGACGACAGACGCAGCTATTACGTCACTGCTCTCCCCCACCTCAGTCTGATGCACGCACAGGCGGGGTATCAACCCCGCCTCAATGCGTCAAATATATCGTTATGGAAAAATCAGACATAGAAAAACTGAAAGCCTACCAAGCAGCATATAACAATCTGTCTCAACAATACAGAAATCATTATATACAGACATTGGAAAGCAACCGCGCGGCGATGGAAGAAATTCGTTATCTCGCAAAAGTTTTTCTTGGCCGTAACCTTGCTACGTGCATACACACGTATATCGAATCTCATATAAAACTCATGAAGTTACAAGGAATAGAACCAAAAACTACAGAATACGAAGTTTACCCAGGAACCTACAAAACAGACCCTGTAAACATGGAAATTGATTGGGTACTAACACCTGCAACACTTCGGGCGAAAGGCGAGGAGATGGCATTACGCCATTTGTCCAATAATCCCGCCGTTCGCAAGTTCTTTAGCAAACTACCAGAGGATGTAGACGTTCGCATAGCATCTTACCGCAATAATGGTGGCATATCGTCGGAGGAATCCGGAACATCTGCCGACAAACCTAAGAAACCACGCAAACCGCGGGCAAAAAAATTGTAGAAGATGATAGCCTCGCAGATAAAGACGCGGCAGCAGTTTAAGTCATATGACTGGCGGCAATGGCATATCCTTACCTACGGCGAGGATAACGATTTTCCGCAGGTAGTGAACGAACTCGTCACAGCTTCTAAAACGGGATATGCATGCCTCGACATCTACTCCGATTTCGTGAACGGCGAGGGATTCAGGGACAGTGCCGTTGCGGACATGATGGTAAACGCTACGGAAACAGGTACGCGCTTTCTCCGCAAAATCGTAGAGGACTACACCAAATACTGTGGCTTCGCAATTCATGTGAACTATACGCAGGATTTTCACATCAAAGATATGCACGTGGTACCGTTCGAATTCTGTCGTCTGGGAACTTCCGATAACGGCGACGAGATTACTCATATTGCGGTACATGCAGACTGGGGACGGCGTAGTGCCCGTTTTCGCATGCGTTGGTATCCTGACGACATAATTCGTTATCACCTTTTTGACCCGTGTCCCGAAACAGTGCAGTCCGAAGTGGACGAAGCCGGCGGCTGGGAGAGTTACCGCGGACAGGTGTTCTATCTATGCGGCTCGTCCGTAGGCGATTTGGCATATCCAATACCCAAGTACGTAGCAGAACTGACCGATATGCGTACCGAGGAAGGTCTTGCCAACATCGCGGGACGCAACGTGTGCAGCAACTTCATGCTGGCCGGCCTGCTCGTTGACATCATGGAAAGCGACCAGAACGAGGAGCAGTTAGCACGCAAGCAGCAGGAGCTGATGCAATTCCAGGGCGATGAGAATGCCATGCAATTGTGGTACACCACAGCGAAGAACAAAGATGAAATACCGCAGTTTGTATCGCTGTCCGGCGATAACTATGATAGCAAGTTTAAGACCACGCAGGAGGTCATCCCCGACAATATCGGCGAGGCATTCAAACAACCGCCGATTCTGCGAGCAAAGGACGTAGCTGGCAACCTTGGAGCCGACCTGTTCGTAAACGCTTACAAATATTATAACTCCGTCACTTACCGCGACCGCTCCATAATCACCGAGACGCTCGAATACCTGTTCAGCTTCTGGTGGAATGAAATCCCGATGCATTTTGATATCGTGCCGCTTGCGTACAATACCGGCGGCTCATATATAGAGACACACGGCGAGGCGGCTACAGCGCATGTAGTGGAAGTCATTACCAATGCCACGCTTACTATACAACAGAAGCGCAGCTCACTAACGATGCTTTTCGGTTTCACAGAAGAAGACGCATTAAAACTCGTGCCTAATGCTACTGACAATACAGGATATTAACCGTGTCCGGCCCATTGCGGCTAACATTAACGCCAAGGAACGTCTCGAGCCATACCTTGCGGAGGCTGAACGGCTACGCCTGATGGACGTTCTCGGCGCGCCGCTGTACCGGTGGCTCGATGAGACGGACTTCAAAACCGGCGACGCATTCACCTACACGCGGCCAGACGGAACGGAGACAACCATAACGGCGGACGACCACGATGCACTGATGAACGGCGGCTACTATGCGGGATGCTGTGGTGAGAAATATAGTAACGGTATAGTCGCGGCTACGGCTTATATAGCATACAGCCGGTTCATTGTGAACAATCCTATCAATATCACGGCCTTCGGTGTCCGCTACAAAGACGGTGAGTTTTCGTCGAGAACCGAAGACAACGCGATAGTGCGCGCTTCTAACGATGCCCGCCGTATCGGTGAAGCATATTTCGAGGAAGTAACGGCACACTGCCGCTCGTTGGGACTGCTGGAATGCCGCCCGTACACTGAAGCTCCACGCCATATAGTACGCGTAGGACAAAGAAAACTGTAAGACACAGGCTATAATGGATATTCTGAACTGGATACTCTCGGCTGTCACGTGCATATTTGGAGGCACGTCGCTGTACACGCTGGTGTTATATCGGCGGCAAACGAAACGATTCAAGGATGCGGAGGCCTTTGAAGAGGAAGTCAAAGCACTGGAGGCAGCGCTCAACGTTATGCGTGAGCAAATAGAGTTCTGTCAAGCCCAAATAGAGACTCTCCAAAAATCCGTTTTACATAAAGACGGGCATATTTCACGCCTAAACGGCGTAATCGTAGCAGCGCACAAGTGTTCGCATATCACCAACGTGACAGAATGCCCCGTATTAGTAAAAAAATCAGAATACGACGCATTGTATTATACTATAAACAAAAAAGCAGAGGAATGATGGAAGCTACCAACTTCTTGTATGGCTGGTAACTCTCATTCCTTTATACAAAATATGTCACGCAATGGGTAAGTATTTTACAATTCAAGAATTATGTCATTCCCGGACAGCTATCAAACAGGGTATAGACAATACTCCTCCTCCCAGTGCGAAAGTGAATTTGATAGCTCTTATCACGAATTGTCTCGACCCCATACGCGCATTATGGGGCGGTCCTGTAATTGTGAATAGCGGTTTTCGCACGCCGATGCTGAACAAAGCAGTAGGCGGGACGGTCAATTCTCAACATATGCAGGGAGAAGCAGCAGACATTACGGTAGGTTCACCAGACAAGAATCGTAGGTTGTTCAGCATGATTCAAGCAGCAGGGATTCAGTTCGACCAATTGATAGACGAAAGCAATTACGCATGGATACATGTTTCATGGAAAGCGACAGGGAACCGGCAGCAGGTATTGCATTTATAACCGACCGTTGCCCGGAGTGCGGCGCGTGGCTTATTCATCAATCCGGATGCGCAATATGTCCGGATTGCGGATGGAGTGCGTGTAGTCTTTAGGTAATAAAAAAGAGGCGGTGTCGGACTCCGCCTCTTAATGAGACATAGCAATGTCTCTTTGCCAGATGGCATTTACAAAGATAGAAATTTTTATAAAATATACATGATGGAAACAGACAAACTACTGCATGTATTGTGCGGATATGTTATTGCAGTTACTATCGGTATGTGGCTTCCGTGGCTCGGAGCTGTTGCCGGTATTGTAGCTGCGTTCGGTAAGGAGTTCTTGTGGGACAGGCTGCTGAAGCGCGGCACCTTCGAATGGGCGGATATAAATGCCACGCTCGTCGGCGTACTCATAGGTTTTTGCCTTGCCTTTCTTAGAAGTAATATATGAAAGTATGGGGATACATAACCGCCGTACTGTTGTTCATCGGAGCATTCTTTGCGGGACGTGCTTCGAAACGGTGTGATATAACATCGAGCGAAGTGCGGCGCGACACCGTTACCGTAGTCGATACTCTCATTCGGAAAATTCCCATGCCGAATCCTGTCACGGTCGTGCGTATCGATACATGCTACCTACCATCACCTACCGATACTGTCCGCATTCCGGTCGCCATGCCAATAGAACGGAAAACATACACTACGTCCGATTATCGGGCCGTTGTCGAGGGATACCGGCCAAGTTTAGTAGAAATGCAAGTTTACCAAAAACAGCAGACTATAACGCAGACCCTTCCCGTATCCAGCAAATCTAAACGCTGGGGAGTAGGCGTACAAATTGGATACGGTTATTTGCCAACATTAAATAGAGGTACTTTTTACATCGGAATTGGCACGCACTATAGTATATGGCAATGGTAAAACTATCGGAATTCTCCACCCATACATTGAGATATGTCCGTATGGCAAATCTCCGTTATTTTTGTGAATTAAATCGCCAACCACCCATTCTCCGTTGTTGAGGCGCTTGCCTCTGAATTTGATTTCACGTTCCATAATCTATTTTATTTTACCAACTCAAACTCATAAACTATTATCCAAGGATTATTCTCCCACGTCCCTTTGCCGGAAACCTTGTCGATGAGGGAGGCAAAGGCGGCGCTGGGACTGTCAAAATCAAAATAAAAACCTTCTTCTCTATCCGGTCTTTCGAAATAATACACTCCGAGTTCTTCGATGTACTGCACGCCCTCTCTGAGATACTCGCTATCCGAAATATCCTGCAACCGCTCGCAGCGGACATCCGTTATGCGAATTTGGTGAGGCATAAGTTCTGCTTTGGAGAACATCTTATTCTTCCAGCCGGGCAGATTTGGTATGGCTTCCAATTTGCATCCATATGCCTTTGAAAGCTGAAGCAAGAACGTATTTACGTCTGGATGCTTGTCAGATATGGATTTATAACTTTGCGCCACGGCTACGATATCGCCAAGTTTATATTTAGTATTATAGTAATAGCCCGCTTCAAACCATCTTACGCCGTTGCCACAATACTTGCAATATATACCGCCTGTATCTCGCTCTACCTCCAAAGCCATAGGCTCATCCGACCAATAAGCCCCCCAGTAATTTTTGTGATTGGCGGTGCAATCCTCCGGCATTGGATTAATTAACCGCCTCGTCATGGTTTTCCGCCCATCGATAACCGCTTGCGTGAGGCCGTAACGGTCGTTAAACATTATCTTTTTCATAGTTTCACTCGTTTTACCTTTCCGCATTTGGTGCAAACCCATATTTCGGTCAGCCAGGTGTTCCCAAAATCAGGGTCGTGCCATGTAGTACGCCGCTTGCAACTCCAAGTATGGCAACATGTCGTTTTGATAAAAACACGTTTGATAAGTTCCTTTCGCCAAAGGCCGTTTCCGGTGCCTGCATGTCGATATCGGCGATGATAGTATCCATATTCACAAACTCGTCGCCGACGGACGCAATGCCTCCTACATCTCCGGCTGCCCAGCTATTGACGGCGTCGTCTTCATCGTATCCGTGCTTCTGGCAAAATGCTCGTAAGTAAGCATTGCAGGCATCTTCATAGTTCTTTCTCAATAATTCTCTGTCGTCCATAAATTATCTATTCTTATTCTTGAAACGTTTCACAATCTCTGCTCTCGAAACTCCCCGCCCACGGCCGCTTTTGCGCACCCGTTCGATAACGTCTATGCGCCGAAGACGACCGATTATCTCAAAGGTATTCGGGTCGATAATGACCGATACGTTCTCGTTCAGCCAATCGTTCAGGTTCTCGCCCTCCGGGACATCACACCAAATCCCGTCAATCATGAATCTGCCTGCCATCATTTTACTTGTCTGAAAATTATATCCTCGCCATCCTCTCTGTCCTCAGAGTAACAATGGCCTATGACAGAGGCAAATTTCTCGCAATGTCTAATACACGTAATTTGGCCAGGATAAGGAATATCGCTGAAACGACTGTAAAAATAGCATCCCACACAATCATCATTCGTAGCATTGTTAACAACCTCCAGCACTACATCCCCAAAATTGAACCGCTCCCCAACAGGGCGCGAGGGGATATTATCCATGACATCTGAATCGTTTTTCATTCCTCAATTAGTTTTTTGCAAAATTCATCTGCGATTTTTCGAGCCACATCACCTTGAAAAATACCGGCCATCATCTTCTCGATAATATGATGCGCTTTTGCCCGCATCCGTTCCTTGGCTTCTTTTTCTGCGCACGTTACGCAGTATCCCACATCTGCTGCTGTAAAATCCAATGAACCCATGGAGAGCCTATCGTTAATAAATCTTTGTGCTTTTTTACTTCTCATCTGCGTTCAGTTTATAATGTCCTTTTTCATTCCGGAGCAAAAGGCCTTTCTTTACCAACCGCAAACAGATTGGTGAAGCCCATGAGCTATGATGTGTAAAGCCAGCACTTCCAGTAACCGATGCGTGGCTTTTTCCTATCACCGTAGGCGACACGTAGTCCTTACCCTTAAGGTAGTCGAGTATCCATTGTTCATTTTTTGTCAGCTTCATACTCTTGTTGTCATTATTGTAGTACGAGTTAGCATCGAATCCGCACCAAGTGCATATTCCGGACAAAACGTTCATGCAATAATTCTCGCGGCCGCATTTCGGACATCTACAAAGTGCTATACGTCCCGTTGTCTCGCGCCACCACAACCCGCGCGGAAGATTGTATTTATCCTTAGATTCATTTTTCATAGTTCGCTCTCCTCTATCGGTAGCCGAAGCCCCGTATCCGTGGCCGTTTCATGAATCGTCACTAGCCCTTCCTCCGCCATCTCCCGTACGACCGCCCGAAAGAACTACTGGCCAACAGTACGGTATGAGTACCTTGTCGCCATCTTCTGTGTATATATAATGACATTTCATCGATTCAATTTATTAATCGCATCGAAAATTCTCCATGCTACCTGCGGTACTATGGCATTTCCGAATGCTTTGATAGATTCCCGGCGCCATGCCGGAAAGGTGATTCCGTCCAGTTCGGCGGAAATCCCATCATCTCCGCCACATACCGGGGATTGAGTCGGAAACCCGCCCCAGCCCGGTATTCGCCGCTCTGCATCGCCACCTTGGCTATTCCGCTCTTGCGGGTGCTCAGACTGGCCGGAAGACTGGCATTCGTCGCATCGTTCACCGTCGGGGTCGGCAGGAGTCCGATTTTCGCAGCCATTGCCAGCGTCGGACGTTCCGACGCATTCGGGGACAGGCTTCGATTCATGCGTCCGCTTCCTGCGTCTATTGCCGTCGGAGTCGGCAGCATGGTTACCGGAAAAAACACCGTCCTGCCGTTCTCGCATCGCTTCAGACCCTGCGTCTGAACGGTGGGCAACAACCCACACCCTGTCCCGGCGGTGGGGAGCGCCGACAGCAGCAGCCGGAAGTATAAACGCCCCGACCTGGTAGCCTGCATTTTCCAGGTCAGCGCACATCGTGTCGAAAACCAGTCCGTTCGACCAATTAACGAATCCGTAAACATTCTCGCCCACGACCCATTCGGGACGAATCTCGCGTATTGCTCGGAGCATCTCCGGCCAGAGGTAGCGGTCGTCTTCCGTGCCTCTTCGTTTGCCGGCAAGCGAGAACGGCTGGCAGGGGAATCCCCCCGTGAGGACGTCGATGCGTCCCCGCCAAACCGTAAAGTCTGTTGTTCGTATGTCTGCATACTGTTGTGCATTAGGAAAATGATATTTCAGAACCTTTCTACAAAATCCGTCTATTTCGCAGTTGAACATGTTCGTCCAGCCTGCCCATTCGGCCGCCAGGTCGAACCCGCCGATACCGGAAAACAACGATGCGTGCGTCATAATTCACTATCTTCTATATTCGGCCGCAGAGCCGTGTCCGTGGCCGTCCGGTGAACCGTTATCAGTCCCTCCCCGGCCAGCTCGTCCATCAGCGCCCGGTACTCGTCGAAAGTGCAGGCACAGCAGACCGACAGATACAGGTCGTCGCGGATGACCAGTGCGTGAACCGGCTCGATATAGGCCTCCGCTTTGCGCTCGCACACTTCCCGAATGCGGGAAAGGATGGCGGACTTGAGGTTATCTGCGGTAACTTTCATTGTCAAACGAAATTCGGTCGAACATCTCCTCAAACCGGTCGGTTATCCTCGCGCCGTAACGCTGTTCGATTCCCTCATCATCCAGATTGCTCGTGATGATGGTGAGCTGCATCCTGTCGTACCGCCGGAATATCGCGTCGGCCACCGGCGTTGCCTCCGTGCCGTAGTGCTTCACGGTTGCCGGTTCACAGCCCATATCGTCGATGATGAGCATAGGCGCATCCACGATTTCCGCATAACGGCTGTCCGTTACCGGAATCCCGGCCAAATGCACGGCAGATACTTCCGTAGCAAGCGGCACGTGGCGGACTATCCGCTCGGCCTCCAGCCCCTCCTCCTCGGTCAGCCGCCAAAGTCCGTAGGCCAGGCGCTCCTCCGCCGCGCCGCGCACGGTGAGCAGAAAAAGCCTCATTGCCTTCGCCAGCGTCGTCTTGCCGTTTCCCAAGCCTCCGTAAAGGAGCAGCCCGGGCCTGTCGCTCCCGGTAAACCACTGGGCCGCCTGCCGGATGTGCGCCGCAGTAGCCTCGTCCCGGAGGAACTCCCTGCCCCGGCCGGAAACGACCGCCGAATACGCCGCCGTAAGGCCTCCTATCACCTGTACTGCCGAAAAAGGCAGCCTATAACGTGCTCCGACGTTTTTCCGGACGCCCAATTGCTTCAATGTCTGTTCGTAAATGTTCATCGTCTTTTTCTCTTTTGGCGCAATTTTTCTCTTTTTCCCTTCGTGCCCAAGTGCTTAGGCGTAGACCGAGCTCCCAGGTCGGCTGCAGTTCGTACCGCATTTTCGTCCCTGAGCGGTTCAGCTCTGCCCAGTACGCATAGAAGTCGCGTATCATCTCCCGGCCATAGGTGGCCACGTAGGGAACCAAAGAATCGTGAAAAACCTTTTTCCTGTCGTTCGTAGCGGCGGCAGCCGCGTCTTTCTTTGCTACTACACCGTCAGGTGTAGTAGTTTCTTTTATTTCTTTCTTTAATTCTTTCTTTTTGGTTCGCGTCTGGTTCGCATCTGGTTCGCGATTGGTCCGGTTTGCGGTTCGCGATTGGTCCGAAGACAACGGTAAACTGCTGTCAATAATATTATTATGCGGTTCGGTTCGCGGTTCGTCGCTGGTTTTTCCGCCGGTATGCCTGTCTGTAACCAAGGGATTGTAAGTATCATAATTACACAATCTTATAACGGTCTGGCCGTGCTCCTTTCTCGTTTCTATCATTCCCTGCGATTTAAGCATATCCAGAAACCGAGTCACTTTGCCTGCACTCCATCTCCAGCGATTCTCGAGAAATCTTCTGCTCGCGGCAAGTTCTCCCCTTCGGCTCTCTATCGCCCGTCCATCGAGTATGATGACCCGTTCCTCTATTCCCGCAGCTTGTATCAAATCAAGCCACGCTTCGGCACGTGAATACTCACGGGGTTCGACCCATAAGGGATTTGCGAAAAACCGCCTGCTAAGCATGATGTAACCTTTATTCTCCATATCTCACCGTATCCCATAAACCAACATCGCCGCATCCCGGCCATGCGAAGAGGTAATGCCTGCGTACCCCGTGACCGTCCGGAATTGTTCGGGCGACAGTTTCGTGCGGTTCCGTTCGGGCGCCACAAATTCGGCCGTAACGCCATTCTCCCGACACCAGTCCTCCCACACCGTAGCATCCCGGCACACGCTTCCCGCCCCTTTCAGCCGCTCGCGGCCCGTGGCACCGAACCACCGCCGCTGCCGGGCGTCCTCTATCCGCAGCCGTACCGGCCCCTGCTGCATGTACCCGCGAACCAGCTCTATAGCCTGCGTAATCGTTACCGTGCGCACGGCAACCAACCGCCGCCCGTCCCATGCGGCAAATCCCGTATGCCGTCCTGTATCAATTCCTATCCAAATCATCGCCTATGCCGTTACATGTAAATAGCCTGTCGCGCCGTCTCTTTCTCGATGACGCGCAGAAAATCCGCCTCATCCGGTGCGGGAAGGTAGATGCCGCACTCCTTGGAAGACCACGCCCGGAACCGCTCTATGGCCGTTGTCAATTCCGCCGTCGTCACGTCCCGCGTACTGCGAAGCCGCTCCACCTCGCCCAGAAAGCGGTCGGGGCGGCGGACGCAGAACAAATCCGCGTTGCACAACCGCTTGAAGTACGCCTCCTTGACGAATTCCAATGTGTCTCCGTACTCCAGCGCGAACCACCCTAAAAGCAGGTGGAGATACTTATTCTGGCTCAGCGTGCGGGGGCGACGTTCGGAAAGTTCCACCCGCGCCCCAGTCCGCTCCAGTGCCGCGCACCGCGTCCGAAAACGCCGCATGTCCGTATCATCGCTCAGGTCGTACAACATCGCAGACCGTTAAAATGGAAGGTCGTCGTAAGTGCCGCTCCCGCCCTTGCCGTTGTTCTGCAGCGGGTACCTGTCGCCGTTGTTCTGGCCGGAGTATTTGCCGCCATTCTGAGTGTCGTCCTGTTCGTCGAACACCTGTACCGTGCCGTTCCATGCCCCGGTGGGGATGGCGTCGATTCTTAGAAATTCCGCCCCCGAATCCAGATAGAACGCCTTGCCTATCGTCTGCCACCGCGTCCGCTTCTGTCCGTCGCTCGTCGTATATTCATGCGGCACGACCAAATTCCGTCTATTGACTACTCTTGCCATAACTGTCTATTTTATTTGCAAATCCTCCCTCGTTTCGAGCCGAGCGCCGGGAACATCTTCCCCGCCCTTAATCGTCTGCGCTATCAGCTTCCGGTCTGGCGTGCGGGTGGTTTTCGTCACCACGAACTGCTCCGGCAATGCCGCCTCGTCGTCGATGTGCACCGCGGTGGACGGACGCACCGAAAGAGCGTATTTGCCCGCGGCCAGACGCCTCACGTCCAGCGCCACGAATGCCTCCGCCAGCCGGCGGCGCAGTACATCGGCGCGACGCACGTAACTCTTGCGCAGCTTACTCAACCGCTCTTCCTCCGTGCGTATGGCCGCCACGTTTGCCTCCGCATCCAGTATCGAGGCCGCGTAATCCTCCGCACGCGCTTCCAGCTCCGAGGCATTGATTTGCAACTCCTCTTCCAGTTCCGGGGTCAGCTCCCCTTCTGCCGCCTCGATAGCATCGTTCAGACGCATCTGGGCGGCGGTGATGTTATACAATGATTTCATGATATTTTCTCCTGTATTTTTTTATATATATCGTAAATCCCTGCTACGTGCTGGAGTTCTTCTTTCGTTATCGTGTACGTATTTTCCAGCAGCCCGTATAAGCTGAACAGATGTCCGGACGCTGACGCTTCGCTCTCTTTCTTGGCTATCCACCGGCACAGCCTGTCGCGGGATATTTCGTCGTCCAGCTTGGAGGCGATGAACACCGGACGAGGGGAAGGAGTCGGGTGCACTGCCTGTGAGGGCTTAGTCTTGTCGCCCTCCTGCGCATCGCCCGGTCGGGCATCCACGTCGTCCTCGTCAGTCGGAATGTGGAAAAACTTCATCAGGAAGTACCGCTCCCCGTAGGTCATCGCACTGCCGGCACCCTTATCCCAGTCATTCTGGCCGTTGGCTGCCCATTCGCATACCTCACGCTCCCCGCTCTCTGTATCTATCCACGTGAAGCGCATGCGCAGACACGTGTGCATCTCAGCTTTCGGCCGCGCGTCCCTGCCTACCGTATAGTCCGTGCGCGTGTTCGTCACTTCGAGGATTTCAGACTTGAGCAACAGTCCCAGCTCGTCCATTTTCGGGCGAACGACGCCCAGCAGCTTTGCCCCGGAAACATAGCGGTAGTTCCCCGTACCGCCCGTGCTGTCCGGAAGCAGGCCACGTACCGATTGCTGTAGCTCAAGCAACTTACCCAATAGCTTTACGTTTTCCATAACTACTATTTTTTTGGTTAAAAACCTTTATTTTACGCCAGCCCGAACTTCACGCGGATAACATGCGCTATGGCCAGATATTCGCGGGCATACTGACTATCGCCGTGCGTATGCCGTACTTTCGCCTCGAAAGCCTCTATATCGCCGTGGAAACAGCCGCATGTTATTTCGACACCGCCGTCCGACGTGCGGTAAGCGTGCGTATGCCTGCCTATGCTGCCGAATACGTCGAATCCGCAGTGGTCGTCATTGCCCGCTACCCGCGCTTTGCCCGCCAATCGTGCATTGCCGGACACCCACGCAATGTCGGACACCCGCGCATCGCCGTACACCTGCGCATTGTCGGACACCTGCGCATTGCCGTACACCCACGCATTGTCGGACACCCACGCATTGCCGGATAGGTTGTCCTCTTTTTCGATGAATCCGCCCAAGTCGCCAGTTTTGGCCCATTTGCAGTCGCGCGTACAGCGTATGCGGTGCATGGTATTGCCGGCTACTTCTATCGTTTCATCGGTCAGCTCGAAATGTTTTTCCATTTTCCTGTATTTTAATAAACCTTTGAGGGGCCGCGGGAGTCGAACCCGCCGCCGGTGTCGGACTGCCGGCCCACATGCCCCTTTCTACCTACAGCCGCTCGACGTCCTGTCTATGGAACTCGTTAGCATAGTTCCTCAACTTCTCGAGAATCTCCAGTTCGTCGGCATCGGCATTACCGGCATTTTTTATCCAACTTAAAAAATGAAAACACAACTGGACACGCAGCCGTCTGTCTGTGCGCGCCGTCAGGGAGCCGCACCACAATGGGAGGCACGACAAATCCAGGTTGGCACCGCTCAGGTCGGCTCCGCGCAGGTCGGCACCGCTCAGGTCGGCTCCGCTCAGGTAGGCACCGCTCAGGT